GTCGTTGTCTTGTAGTGCTGTTATTATTTCTTTCGTTTGCATACTGTCCTTTCTGTTATATCCCTCACTTTAAGGGATATAACTTTGAAAGTCAAATGATTTATTGTTGTGATTGTTGTTGGTTGTAGAGTAATCGTGCTTTGATTTTATCTTCTCTTGATACATCTTTATTCTTCATGCTTTCAAGATAGTCAGCACAATTTTGTGGGTTGAAAATCGCCAAGCCAGTTGAATTGCATCTAATTATTTCTGCCTCGTCAATCGGACATTTTGCTTTTTTAGCAAAGTCTAAAGCCTCATCAAGATATTTCCAAGATTTTAACCAAGTCTTAATTTTACCAACTTGATTTAAAACACTTGAAATCCATTTTTCATGTGCCATGATTAATTGTCCTTTTGCTGATTGCCAAACCATTAAGATTTGATATTCTTTTTCGCTACAAGCAATAGAACGATCACGACAATACTCTCGACCAATTAAATCAAGAACAAAATCATTGTTCCAATTTTTAGCAAATGAAGTTTCGTTTCCATTTCCACCCGACAAGCCAAGATACTTTTCGTTTGTGTCATCAATCTTAGTCCAATGTGGATTTGATTGATTATCTTTTTGCTCGATATTTATATCTGGATTGCAACCCTCTCGACCTTTGAGTTCATCACGATACATGGCATAAGCAAAATCATTTTGCTTACCACCCTCTTTACCATTGATGTTGCCATTTAATTTAAAGTCAAAATGACTTTCAATGTATTTGTCTTTCATTATTGGTTTGTCATTTTCGTCACGACTTTCCTCTTGACCATGATAACCAAAATGAAAGCAACTATCTTTTGCAATCGTATCAACATTTTCAAACTTGTTTTGTAAATGATAAGCCATCTTAATATCTTCGGGTGTGTAATGTCGGCTTACAATTTCGTGAGCAAGTTTCCATGTTTGGTCTTGCAAAGGTTTCATGTTTTCACGCAACACAAAAAACTTTTCTTTTTCTTGCGTGTTTTCTTGTTCAAGATGTACTCGCATACGATTTGCAATCTTGTTTCGGTACTCTTGATTTAGTCTTAGTCTAGCCATTTATTCTCCTTTAGTTAAAAATATATTTATAAGCTATTGACTTTTAAAAGTCAAGGGACTATATAGGAGAGTAATTCTTTAAGATATACTCGTAAAGGGTTGATGATAAAAGAATAAATGGATTGCCCTCGATTAGGTAACATTTATGTATACCCTGTAGAGGGCAACCAGAAAGAAGAGAAAAATATATGAGTAAATATACAATAGTAAAAGACACGTCAGCAAATGAATATGCTTTACTGTTTACAGATAGGTTTGAAGATACTTTAAAGGATAGTCATAAAAGCTGGGCTGAGGGTCAAAAAGACATGGGCCCTGAACATGTTTTCTGGAATGGTGGTAAAAAAATAAAACCTCTAAACCTAAAAGGAATGGACCAGGATACATTGGATAGTGGCATGCCAGTTGTACACTTTTACAAAAATAAAAAAGTTTATGATACGGCTTTCTATACATCTAAAATAGCTCAAAAAAGATATGAGATAATAAAAGATGTAAAAACTGAAGATGCATTTTTTAAGTTTGTTGAAGACAATCCACTTTAGAATGCACCCCCCCCACCTCTCCCTCCCACAGGCCACAAGCTTCAGGGGGCGGGCGGGTGGGCCCATGAGCTCCAAGCCGCAAGCTCCAAGCAGCCTTGACAATGGACCTGGGACAATGTAGGATGAACTTATGACAACAATAATATATAAAGACAAAAAATATAAATTACCGTTTGTAGTGAAATCACATTCCACAGCAATGGTAAAAAGAACAAACCGCTTGAGTGGTCAATCGATCGACCTGCCTGGCTTCGCGGCGTGTGTTTATGATTACACAATGTACATGAGCGCAACGACTGAAGAGAAGGACAGACAAACGAACCAAACGCCTGGCTTCAGTGACAACCAGGACGACTGGCAAATAGTACGTAATGGTCTAGATTTTTTCAGACGCTATTTTGCCAAAGAATATATGGTGCTACTTGACTAAAAAATTCACAATAGAAGTTAGTCACGCCTCCCCAGCGCAGCTGTCAACCATTGCGCTGGAGCTCAAGATCATGGCCAATGGTTGGGAGAAGCATGGCCCACGGATCATGATCGACGGCCAGCAGGTTAAAGCTCCAAGCCTCAGGGTTCAGGGAACAGGCGCCAAGCTTCAAGCAACAAGCCGCAAGCGCCACAAATTAGCCGTATTCATGTAGTATAAAATTTTATGTTAAAGAAAGAAGCAGAAAGAATTACAGGAGGACTGAGCGCACCAGGCAAGATGCCTGAAGGCTCGTATAACCTGCCAGCCGCAGCCTGTCAGACGGGCGCCAAGTTGCGCAAGATCCCAGGGACCCCGTGCCATGGATGCTATGCATTCAAATTTAGATATAATTTTAAGCCTGTTAAAAAAGCGCTGCAACGCAGGCTCAAGAGCTTAATGCATCCACGCTGGGTTGAAGCAATGACAACACTAGTTAAAAAGAAAAAACATTTTAGATGGCACGACTCAGGAGACATCCAGAGCGTCGCGCACCTCAAGAAAATTTTTGAAGTATGCAACAACACACCAGGGACCATGCACTGGCTGCCCACTCAGGAGCGTAAGTACCTGCCTCTGGGCTCATACCCAGGCAACTTAACAATAAGATTAAGCAACGCGAAAAATAACACCGCGCCTGGTCAGGCCTGGACCCATTGGTCCACGGTCATGGACTCAGGTGGTGACTGCCCCGCATCGAAGCAGGGCAATACCTGCGGCAGCTGTCGTCGCTGCTGGTCTAGAAAGGTGAAACATGTCACGTACCCGAAACACTAAAATAAAAAAGATCCACGAAGCATGGGCCAAGGCCCGTGGATACAGGCCACAAGCTCCAAGCCTCAAGCTACGAAGTTCCTTCGTAGAATCTACGAAGCACCAAGCGAACCCAAGAACAGGTCGCAAGCTTTAAGCCCCAAGCAACAAGCTTGAAGCCCCAAGCCACAAGCCACAAGCTCCCTGATCCGTGAACCACGGAAAAGTTTCACGGACCTCGGACCGAGGGTCTCGGCTAAGATAAAAGTATTTCGTGGATGGGCAACATGCCACGCAATTTGGTGTGGTGAAAATTTGATTTTATTAACTCGAGCTATCTTTAATTCGACAGTGAAAAAGTGGCCAAAAGTATTGTAGCCCAACAGATCAGGCATGCCAAGTATGCTAAGGTTTTCAATCCTATTCCAGGTAATTGATGGGGTATTTTTTTTAAGTTTTTTATATAATTTAGTTTCTGGACCCATCGAGTTTTTGGGTTAACCTCAGTAGTCATCTTTAAGTTTGGTGGGCATAATAAGAGGAGATTTTTTTATAGTTTTCATAACTAATCTATGGGCAGTATGGCCCTTATGACCAACAATAGGGACAGAATGGTCATGCACTTCCATCCGTCTGATTTCATGTAAAAAACCATTTATCTCAACAAAAATAACAGCATTTGAAATAGCATTTCCCTGACGAGTGCCTGTTGCATCTGCTTCAGTAAATTTAGATAAAAATTCTTGGAGGTCTTTAACTCTCACTACATTCCTGCTTTCCGAGCACTTTGAACTTGTTTATCCAAGTGATCGTACATCTTTTTATTCTCTTCTTCGGCCTCTGTCAATCTTTCTTGTAGTTTTCCATTAATTTTGTGATGAGACTCATTAACTTCAAGGGCATTTGCTAATGCCTCTTCAAGTTCTTTGACTCTAGCTTTCCAATTTATTTCTTGTCTATCTTTTCTCAAAGCACCACTCACACAAACACCTGTTGAAATAGGCTCTAGCTCTTCTTGTTTATTTTGAGATTCAGTAAAAGGAATCTGTTGTGCTTCTTCTTGTCGATCAGCATCTCTATACTTTTCTAATTCCCTATAAGTTTTTTCAGGAAATTCTTTACACAATTCATGCATTGTTTTTTCTTTCTTCATATTGACTTTTTATCAGTGTTAACTTAAATTGTCAATTATGGGAGTTCCTAAAAGATTAACTGAAATGCAAAAGAGATTCGCCGAATTCGTAGTGTTCGGAGGAACCGAGGGACCTATGACTCAGGGTGAAGCAGCCATCGCTGCTGGATATGCAAAGGATAGTGCAAGAGTCGAAGGATCACAACTATTGAATCCTAGATACAGTCCTTTAGTAGTTCAGTATGTAGGAAGACTCAAAGAAGAAAGATTAGAAAAACACAAAGTTACTTATGATACTCATGTGGCTGAACTGGCTCGTCTGCGAGAGGCGGCTCTAAAGAAGAATTCATTTTCTGCTGCTGTAAACGCTGAGACGAATCGAGGCAAAGCAGGAGGACTATACATAGAACGAAAAATAATAAAACATGGGAAATTAGAAGACATGTCAGAACAAGAACTAGAAAACAAAATGAAACAAATTTTAGACGATTACGCACCAATTTTAAACGTTACCCCAGAAACCAAAAAGCTAGCCAATAAGACACCAGATAAGCAGCCAGAACAGTTAAAAGAAGCATCCACATCTAATACACATTCATCCAAAGAAAATAAGCCAGAACCAGAGACACCACAGCAAAACCAATCAAAATAATTCTATCTGGATTCCACATTTAATCTCTCCATTCCAGTTATGACCCCTCTAGGGAAGATATTCCTATCTGAATATGCTTCATCCTTCGAGTCATAACTCGCAAAAGTCCAAATGA